AGCTTGTGCTTCTACAAGATACCCAGCAGCTAGTGGATGGGGAGCGTTCAAAAACATCGCGGTTGATAATTTCGATGAATTTGCTAACACCGACTACTATGCATACTTGTTGGGAATTGCAACCTTCAACAACCCTGAGGCTGTAAACATCAACGTATTTGCGACTCCAGGTATCGATTATGTAAATAACAGTAATTTGGTTGAGGAAGCAATTGACATGATTACATACCAAAGAGCAGATTCTGTTTATATCACGACAACTCCTGACTGTAATGTTTATTTACCAACATCAACAGATAATGTTATTCTTCCAACAGCTGCGGTTGATAACTTAGATAACACAGGAATAGACTCTAACTACACAGCTACTTACTACCCTTGGATTTTGGTGAGAGATTCTGTAAATAACACTCAGATTTATCTTCCACCAACTAATGAGGTTTGTAGAAACTTAGCTTTGACTGATAACATCTCATTCCCTTGGTTCGCAACCGCTGGTTACACAAGAGGTTTAGTAAATTCTGTGAAAGCGAGAATCAAACTAACTCAAGAACAAAGAGATACTTTGTATCAAGGTAGATTGAACCCAATTGCAACCTTCTCTGATGTAGGTACTGTAATTTGGGGTAACAAAACTCTTCAAATTGCTGATTCAGCTTTGAATAGAATCAACGTAAGAAGATTATTGTTACAGGCTCGTAAACTTATTTCGGCGGTCGCTGTTAGATTGTTGTTTGAACAGAATGATGCAAAAGTTCGTCAGGACTTCTTGGATTCTGTAAACCCAATCTTGGATGCAATCAGAAGAGATAGAGGTTTGTATGACTTTAGAGTTACAGTGAGTAATGACCCCGCAGACTTGGATAGAAATACCATGAGTGGTAAAATTTACTTGAAACCAACTAAAGCACTTGAATTTATTGATATCGAATTCTTGATTACTCCAACGGGAGCTTCTTTTGAAAATATCTAATAAGAGATAATTAAGAATTATGAGAGATTATAAAAATCCTACGTCATTGTTATCGGAAGGTTTCGATGACGTAGGTACGCCAGACATGAAATATTATGCATTTGATTGGGATGACAATATCCTTCAAATGCCAACAGAGATTGTCGTTACCAATGACAAAGGAGATGAGATAGGTATGTCTACCGAAGATTTTGCGGAATACAGAGTCAAAATTGGTAAAGAACCATTCAACTATAAAGGAGAAACTATTGTTGGTTTCGCACCTGACGCTTTCAGAAATTTTACAACTAAAGGTGACAAACAATTTTTAATTGACGCAATGAAAGCTAAACCAGGTCCTGCTTGGGCAGATTTCGTAGAAGCGGTAAATAACGGGTCAATTTTTTCAATCATTACTGCTCGTGGACATAATCCTGATACTCTAAAAGAAGGAGTTTTCAATATGATTGTGTCCGACCACATGGGTATTAATAAAAATTTACTCATCAAAAATCTAAAAAAATACAGAGATATTACAGGTTTAGACGACAAAAATGACTTAGAAATAATCCGTGAATATATGGACCTTCTTAAATTTTACCCCGTCTCGTTCGGTCAGGGTGAAAGTGCGGCGTCTCCTGAAGAATTAAAAGTAATGGCGATGAAAGAATTCATCAATTACGTAAAACAACAAGCCAAATCTTTAGGTAAAAAGCTATACATTAAAGATGATGTAAGAAATAAATTTGTACCTAGAATAGGATTTTCTGATGATGATTTAAGAAATGTAGAATTAATGAAGAAGCATTTTGAAGATGAACCAGCATTACAAACTTATTCTACTGCAGGAGGAGTTAAACAGAAGTTCTAGGAGAATAGATTTGATAAAATAAAAGTAAAGGGAAAAATTTTTTACCAACAACTATTTATAATAATAAAAAATAAACAAGACAAAAAAATTATCATACCATGGCAGACTTATTAATGAAAATGCCGGTTCCTTATGAACCAAAAAGAGCGAATAGATTTATCTTAAGATTCGACTCAACTTTGGGTATCAATGAGTGGTTTGTAGAATCATCAGGCAGACCATCAATTGATATAAACCCAGTAGAAGTTCCGTTCTTGAATACGTCAACTTTTGTTGCGGGAAGATTCAAGTGGAATCCTATTTCAGTTAAATTTAGAGACCCAATTGGTCCTTCAGCAACACAGGCGTTGATGGAATGGGTTCGTTTACACGCAGAATCAGTAACTGGTCGTATGGGTTACGCTGCGGGTTATAAAAAGAATGTTGACCTCGAAATGTTAGACCCAACAGGTGTTGTTGTGGAAAAATGGATTTTAGAGGGTACTATGATTACAAAGTCTGCGTGGGATAACGTGGCTTATAGTGATGACAAACTTGCAGGTCTTGACGTAACATTACAGATGGACCGTTGTATTTTGGTGTACTAAAATACACTTTACTTTTTTATTGATATATAAGTTTTGTATGGTATAATTAACACAGGGTCTAATCCCTGTGTTTTTTTTTATGGAAGATAACGTAAAAATGTATGGACAACAAAATTTTAACCTTCCTCACGATGTGTTAAAATTACCATCAGAGGGTAAGTTTTACGCCTCTAAGAAAAAATCTGTCAAGGTGGGTTACCTAACCGCATCTGACGAAAACTTAATTATGGCGTCACCTGCAGATGAATTGATTATGAATTTGGTTCGTACAAAATTGTATGAACCTGATTTGAGACCTGATGAAATGTTAAATGGTGATATTGAAGCCATCCTTATCTTTTTAAGAAACACCGCATTCGGACCCGAATATAATGTATCTGTATTAGACCCTAAAACAAATCAACGATTCTCAGCAGTTATTGCTTTGGACGAGTTGGATTTCAAAAAAGACATTCAGGAACCTGAAGAAGGGGGATATTACCGTACTACACTTCCAAAGAGTGATACCTTAGTTGAGTTAAAACCACTCACATACAAGGAAATCCAAGATATAAACAAACAAGCTTCTCAATACCCACAGGGACGAGTTGCTCCAAAGGTTACGTGGAGATTACAAAAACAAATCAAATCAGTTGGTGGGGATTCTAATCCTTCAACTATTAACTCATTCATTGATGGGTTACCAATTGTTGATTCAAAGTATATCCGAAATTTCTTAGATGAAAATGAACCTAGACTGGATTTGAAAAAGTCCGTTATTGCCCCGTCAGGAGAAAAGGTGGATGTCGATATCACCTTCGGGGTAGAGTTTTTTCGGGTTTTCTTCTGATTACAACCGATACCTTTTAGATGAGTTTTATTTATTGTCCAAAGATTTACACATGACATGGACTGACTTTCAACAGATTCCGACATATGCTCGAAGATATCTGATTGACAAAATTATACAATCTTACAAAAAAGAGTGATTATTCTATTTATAGATATAGAATAAAAACCAATGCAACAAGCTAATCCTCCTCAGAACCCAAACCCAAATACGGGTCCAACACCAGGAAACTTGTCTTCAATGACGGCAGCAATCAATGATTTGCAAACGTCTATTAATAATGCCTTCAATAAGTTAGGGGATAGAACCGCAGAAATAGAAAGAGCGTTTGCTGTCAATACGGCAAAAATGGCCGCAACTTTAGGTCAAACTCAACAAGCTCTTATTGGTTTTAGACAGGAAATGGCAATTGCCTTACCTGGAATTGAAGGGTTTGGTGGTAATTTACAAGATGTTGCAAATATCCAACTTGGAATTGCGGAATCCCTCAATAGAAACGTAGTCACGATTGGTGAAACAACAGAAGATTTGTTTGCTGCAGGAAAGGCTGTTGGGGTAGCATCTTCAAACGTTGGTAATATGGTTGCTGCGTTTCAAAACGCGGGTATCCAAACTTCGAATATTAAAGAAAACATACAAGCTACTGTTGATATCGCAAGAGCGGTTGGAGTAAACACAGGTGCCGTATTCCAAATGGTTCAACAGAACTTAGGAAAATTAAACGAATACGGATTCCAAAACGGAACTGAAGGATTAGCGAGAATGGCAGCACAAGCTGCGGGATTGAGAATTGATATGAGGGAAATCTTTGGATTTGCTGAAAGAGTATTCAACCCAGAAGGTGCTATAGAGACAGTTGCTGCCTTCCAAAGATTGGGTGTTGCCGCAGGAGACTTGGCGGACCCATTTAGATTGATGTATTTGGCCTCTGAAGATACTGAAGAACTTCAGAATCAAATTGTCAAAATGACAGAACAATTTACATATTTTGATGAAAGTACAAAAGAGTTCAAAGTATTCCCGAATGCTAAAAGAGATTTAAGAGAAATTGCTAAAGAAACGGGTATTGCCTATGATGAGTTAGTAAAAATGTCCATAGGACAACAGAAACTCAATGCAATGAGTAAAGATTTCAGAATAGGTGGTATTGATGAAGAATCTAAACAGTTTGTTGCTAACTTAGCTGAATATTCGAAGGACAAAGGAGGGTTCACTGTTCAAGTAGAGGGTCAAGAAAAATTAGTTAGTGAATTAAATCCTGAAGACATCGAAAAACTAAGAAAGTCACAGGAACCAGTAACTTTGGAAGACTTGGCTCAAGCCCAACTTACCGAACAAGAAATGGCGAATGCTTTATTAGCTAAGTTAGTGGACAGTATTGCCGCACCTGCCGCAGGTGCCAAACCATTACAAGACACAAGAGAAGTCATTCGAGGTCTTTTAGGAACCGCAACTGAAGCAACTGACCAACTGTTGGGTAATACTAGAGGTGGAATAGATAACATCAACAGAACCTATCAAGAAGCTGGAAGTAGTTTGGTGAATATTCTCTCAGGTGAAGGAAGTTTAGAAGAAGTAATGGGTGTTTTACAAGGTGCGGGTGGAGATTTGGTAGATGGATTCAATCAACTACGTGATAAAATAACAAATTTCAATTTTGAAGAGGTTGGAAATAAGTACATCTCTTCAGGAAATCTAATTAAACAGGGTGCGGACGCTGCGGTAGAAGGTTTGATAAAAGTTTCAGAAGCGGGTAAAAACTTTATTTTAGAATCAACTGGTTTAGAACCGAGAGCCGAAGTTTCTGTTGCACCACAAGTTACAAAAGTAGAAATTGCCGATATAAATTACAAAGGCACTATCGATGTGAATTTAACAGGGCCTAATGGTTCATTATCTACAGTACCGAACATGGATAAGTTTGCTTACGACTTATTCAGTAACCCAACATTTGCTAAAGGAATGTCAGATGCTATTCAAAGTGCAATCAAGAGTCCAAATTATTCGTTGATTCCGAATACGGCCACCACTTAAAAAAAATAAATTATTCTATTTATAGGAATAATAAAATAAGATGCCAAGTCAGTTATCCTTTGCAGCAACAGAAGCTCTAAGAAAAAAACTTCTTTTGAGGAACCTTACTCCTTATACCAAAACAGGTGTATATGTTCCTTCATCTCAACCTGCATCGGGAGAACTATTACAAAATGATTATAGTGTAATAGATTCACCAGACATTCTTATTGATGCAAACCCATTCGCAAATCAATTATATACAAGAAATGAGTTTGGACCTGATGGTGGTTTTAGTTTGGATATTGACGGTCTTATTAATACTGCCGAAACTGATGCTAATAAAGGACCTTATGGTCCATATCCCCCATATACAGATGCTCTTCAAGTATACTCTACTTCATTTCAACAGAAACAATATGTAAAAAATGTCTATTCACCAGGTAATGGTTATAATAGTTATTACGATATCGGTGATGTTTCAAAAGTACCAAAAAATGCAACATATTGGGACCCACCAAGTTTCAGACCAAGTTTATATTCACCATATACCGTACTTTTACAACCTGACCCTTTAGGTGACTCAGGTCCGGCGTCTTTGGACTCTACAATGGCTCAAATTGGTGTTGAACAGGCTAAAAGGATGTTTCAATACAGAGTTGACCAAAATGTAAGAACAGAAACTATTGGAAGAGTCAATATTTTAAATGGTTTACAAGACCCTGTAAACTTATCCCAAATTCTTGCTGGTAGAAGACCTATTATAGACAGGGATTGGAAAATCACATCAGGAGGTGGTAATATTATATCTCAAGGACAAGATATAGTACAAAGAATTGCTGGATTTACATTACCATTTTCACCAATTCCTGGTGATTATTTCGAACAGGATAATATTCAGAGAGATTTTGACTCAACTCAATCACTAATACAGGCTGAAGGTAATTTCTTCCAAAGGTTAGTTGGGGGATTGTTTGGTTTGTCAGGTTCACGAAGTAAATCACCATCTCAATTATTCTTAGACTATACAGGTTCAGGACAGAGAGCACAACTTACATCTAACTTAGATGAGAATAGATTCAGACCTCAGTATAATACTGGTGGAACGGGTATAATATCTGCTTTAGGAAATGCTATTTTGGGTGGTTTTGCAAGAAACGCTTCACAAGGAACCTATTATGTTGGTAGTCCTGAAAGAGAACCATCTTATTTGAATTCGCCTCCAGGTCAAATCCCTATTGACCCATTCGGACAACAAGTCTCAGCACCCGTATATGGTAACGATATTTTGGCTAAGGATTACGAAGGTCCAGACCAAAACTTTAATTTTGGATTGGCGGGTAGAGCCTTTGAAGATGAGGGTGATTTGAGTGGTGGTTTTTCTTGGGTCAGTCAAAAGTGGGCACCAAATGCTGGTAGAAAACAAACACCTGGTGGTGATTATGGTACAGAATCTCCTGATTACCCACTCATTAGTGGTCAGTTTGTTGCGGGAGAGTCAATCAACTATGACTTCAAACCAGGTTCAATTCTCGATGACACACAGAGACTTATTGACTCGGTTCCAAATACTGGTGCAAGGTTTGGACACGTTGGAAATGCAATTGACCAAACATCAAAGGTATTCAATGATGGTTATAAAGAAATCACAAAGGGTTCTAAAGTAATCAAATATACGGACGGACAACAAAACGTTGGAATCGAGTATTGTAGATTATTTTCTAAGGACACGCCTTATTATACATTCCAAGATTTACAAAAATCTGAAGGAAACATTCGTAAAAGTTCATATTCAATATTGGACTCTACATTCAATTTGAATATTAGTCCAACAAAAGGAAAAGACTCTACCAACATTATCAATGGAAGTGTAAAGAAGTATATGTTCTCTATTGAGAACTTAGCTTGGAGAACAGGTAGTAGACCTGGATATAGAGTTCAAGACTTACCTGAATGTGAAAAAGGTCCTAATGGTGGAAGAATCATGTGGTTCCCCCCATATGATTTGGATTTCAACGAAGATACGAGACCTGACTTTAATGAAACAAGTTTCGTAGGTAGACCTGAACCTGTGTATACGTACAAATCAACATCACGTTCGGGTACAATAAAATGGAAGGTCATTGTGGACCACCCATCCGTATTAAATCTTATCGTAAATAAGGTTTTAGCTAACGAGGGGGATAGACCAAAAGTGGATTCAATTATAAATTCATTCTTTGCGGGATGTAAAAAGTATGATTTGTATGAATTGGCAAAAATTTACAATACAGTCCCTTTGACTGAGTTACAAGCTTGGCAACAAATTATTACAAATCCAAATGTAACTCAAGAACAATACCAAGAGGCGTTACAAAATATTCAACCTGAAGAGGCTCAAACACCCACAGGTGGGGGTAGTCAATCTCAGGCAGAACCAGTTGAAGATTTAAATGCTAGTTATGCAAACTACGCGTTTTATTTTGATAATGACATTCCTGGACCTGCCGGTAGTAACCAAAATTGGAATACAACTACAAGTATTGATTACCAACAAACATATTCCTCATACACTTCAGCGTCTAATAAATCCACATATGAAAGCAATGCGCTAAACAAAGAGGCTGTTGCAAAATTCTTTTCAGATACAATCGAAGAAAATTTCTCACAAATAGAGGAGTTGGGTGTCAAGATATTCAACATGTTGGACCAAAAACAAGCCAAGTCGGTATCCATCCAATTGTTGGGTAGTGCATCGGCACCTGCATCGGTAAGATATAACCAAGCGTTGTCACAAAGAAGAACTTCTTCCATACAAAATTTCTTCAACACATATTCTTTTCCTGGTGGAAAAAGTTTGAAACAATTTATTGATAACGGTCAAATAGTATTCAATCCTGCGGGTTCGGGTGAAACCATTACTGTAACTCCTCGTGGTAAAACACAAACTTATGGTTCGGTAAATTGTACAACCAATTTGACAGGTAAGGATAAAATTTACTCTACAAATGCCATGGCATGTAGAGCGGTCACAATTCAAAATATCAAGATAGAACCGATTGAAGCACAACCACAACCTGCAAATGTTGATGTTGCGGCTAATTTAGCTGCGGATGGTAAAAAACCCGGTGTAAGTTCTGAAGGTTCTCAAACCTCACAACCTATACCTCAAGTTGTACAACCAACAGATGCTCTATACAAAGGTGCGTCCAAAAAATTATTGAGATATCTTTTGAGTGAATGTGATTATTTTGAAGTTATGAAACTTGAAAATCCTTTCATTTATGATTCTCTAAAGGATAAGTTGAAATATTTTTCACCAGCCTTCCACTCAACAACACCTGAAGGGTTGAACGCACGTTTGACATTCCTACAACAGTGTATGAGACCTGGTGATACAATCCCTACCATCGGCCCCAATGGTGAAAAACTTTATAATGACGCTACAAATACATCGTTTGGTGCCCCACCAGTCTTGGTGTTGAGAATTGGAGATTTTTATAATACTAAAATAATCCCGAGAGGATTACAAATAACTTATGAAAAACTTTATGATATGAACCCTGAAGGTATCGGGTTCCAACCTATGATTGCCGATATAAACCTAAGCTTTAATTTTGTTGGTGGTTCAGGTATTGCAAATCCTGTTGATACCTTACAAAACGCATTATCATTCAACTATTACGCAAATACTGAATTGTATGATGAAAGGGCTGAGGCAACTGAAGATACATCTAAGTTGGATAAAGAAGTTATTCAATCGATTCAAAATAGTAATCCTACTGTCGGAGCATCTAATCTTACAAACCAACAAAAAACTAATGGTGGAAATACGATAGGAACTCAAACAGTCACAGGTTCAACGTCAACAGGGGAGAATGGTACAATATCATATAAAACATTCATGAATGAACTTGTCACACAGACTGGTGGATACTTCAATGCGACTATGAACTTTATGGATAATGTGTTAAAAAACTACAATTATGGTATATTGAGTCTATTGAATACAACAAGCAAGAAAAATAGGGGATACAATGAGGGTGATTTGGGTGTTACAACAACAACGATTTATGGTAGACCTATGCAGTATCAAACATTTGTGGACCAAGCTTTCAAAAAATTGTCAAACCAAATTGATGGGGGTAACTTACCAATATTTAATGAAAGTGGATTCAAAAATCCAAACATCAAAGCGGCACAAAAAAGATTATTCAAGAAAAATTACCAAGATTATATTGCAACTTATCAGAGTTCGTTCTTGAACGCTTTGACCCAAGATTTAAGTACTTTAGTACAGTCTGAACAAGATTTAGTGTTCAACTTCGATAGAATTAATTTTGTGTTGGACGGGTCTAGTGCCACTCAGGGTTATGATGGTAAGATAGATAAACAAAATGTCTCAGTAATTTTTGCAACAACCGGTACAACGGAAACAGTAAACGGAAGTAGTGTTGATACTTATACCAATTTAGGAACCGATATTACAACATTGTCTACAGATGTTGCAAACTTAATTTCCAGTCTTGAGACAATAGGTTTATATGATACCAATTACAGTACAGCTTCAAGTTCCTACACACCAGCACCTTCAGATAATATTACAAAAACTTTGTTACCAACAGATAACGCTAAACTTGAATATATGTTGATGTCAAAAGCCCTACTTAATAATCCTCAGGACTTTGTCGATAAATTAAAAGTAGGTTTGGACCAAGCAACAGGAAACGCAGTACAATTTTATTACAATGGTTTAGGTAATTCTAATTCTTATTATAATAATTGGAAGAAGGTTAACGAAAATAACGTCAAAATCCTCACTAATTTCAAAACTGGAACTGTGGGGAAAAACTTTGTAGAATATACACCATTATTTGGTACAACGCAAGAAAGAGTTGTCTTATTCAGTACAGACCTTTCGGCTTCAAATGCCAAGAAAAAAACTTTACAGGATATCTATTCAAATAAAAACAACAATGGAAATATAAACCCATTCAACTTCAAACGTAATTTCAAATAATGGACGCATATTTCAATAGATACCAACAGTTTTTTGTGAATGGAGAACAGACCGTTGTTCCTTTTGTGCCGTTGCCATCCAAAACTACCGACCAACGATATGTTTATAGAACCGGTTTGAGTAGATTGGATAAAATATCACAAGAGTATTACGGAACTCCGTTTTTTGGATGGTTAATTCTCCAAGCAAATCCTCAATATGGTGGATTGGAATGGAACATACCAAATAACTCGGTGTTGACTATTCCATTCCCACTGATATCTTCATTACAGGATTATAAAAACGGAATAGACAACTACTTCTTGTATTATGGCAGGTAATAACTTACAATCAAGCGACAATATCTTTGTAGATTTCGACTGTCAAAATATAGTTTTAGTTGACCCTAACAAAACACAAAATCTTGATGGTACGGTAAGAGAAAGACAACTTCACCATGAGAATTTGGTGATGTATGCTAATCTTGAAGCTAGAGTAATTCCAAGAACAAAATTGGCTGTTGGAGCACCAATCAATGATGCTATCCAAAATGTTGAGTTAGCCAATATCAACTTCTTAAGACCTGGTGGTAAAACCACACTCAAGAACGATTACTTAGAATATATTACATCCCAACAAACCAAAAACGATAAAGGTACTGTTCAGCCGGCTCAAGGACAATTAAATGTTCAAAATAAAACTGATGAGTTTTATAAAAGTCAAAATGACCCAAATTCCTATTCTACGGGATTATTGGGTATTGAAAGTATTAGAGTTAAAAACACTCGTAGTGCAACCCCAACGGTTGACGTGGTATTGATTGATACCCAAGGGAGAGCCTTGTTTGAAAAAGGTGAAAATTCAGAATATGCAGCATTTTTTAACTTACCCTATCCGATATTCTATTTGACACTAAAAGGTTTCTATGGAAAGGCCATCAAATACCAATTGGTATTGACGAACTTCTCAGCAGCATTTGAGGGTAATACGGGTAATTACAGAATTAGTCTGAAGTTCTACTCTTACAAGTATACCATTTTGGC